GCATCAGGACGGCCAGGCGCCCAAGTCGGCGTTCCAGTTCAACATCGTCGTGGAACATCCGAAAGACGGGCACCTCGAACCTCTGCTTGGGTCGGTGGTTGGGGAGCCGCGTGAACTGGAGGCAGCGCGTGAAGATCGCCGTGGCGACGATTGAGGTGCCGGGGCGCGGCCCCGTGCCGGTGTTCCAGCCGCATGAGTTGGCGGCGATTGAGGCGGCGATGATCCGCTTCAACAATGGGCAGGAGCCTGACCAGGCGACCGCAGACGCCTGTGTCGCGGCCCTGGCGGAAGCGCGACTGATGGGCATTGGCCTGCGGTACGTCCTGGAAGGGAAGTCCGCCGTGGGGTTCTCTGAGGAAGACGGGTTGCTGTTCGCCGGCGGCATGACGGGCACCATGCGGGTCCAGCCGGAGGGGAATGCGTGACCCCCACCCGTCCGCCGTCTGTGGGCGGTGCGGCGCCATCGTGCTAACCTGTCACTGCACGCGAGACGTGCATTCCCCGCGCGTCGTCGTGTACTGTGACTGGTGCGACAGGAACGGACATGGCGAGTTGGCACGACAAAGATCCGGATCTCAAGAACGAGACGAGCGGATCAGAGAATCGTCCTAGCGCGGCGAAGCGCGGCTACGACCGGCGCTGGCGCAAAGCTCGCGCCGCCCACCTCAAGCGTCTCGGCGTCAAGAACACCAAGAACGTCTCTATCGATCACGTCTCGCCCCACAAAGGCGATCAGGAGAAGTTTGCCGACAAGAGCAACTGGCGGGTGATGTCCACGCGCGCACACAACCGAAAGGCGGCGCGGGAGTAATGTTTGATCTCATTTGTCACCACGTCGGGATTCTGACCATCGGCATCGTGGCCGGATTGGTCCTGCACGCCACGCTGATGCAAGTGGTCAGGTCGCGCGCGAAGTGATCGGAGGGGGCCATGCCGCCGCCTGTGACGGTGCCATCGTGCGGGACGTGTAAGTTCTGGGTGAAGGAGAACGGCTACGGTCAGTGCCATCGGCACGCGCCGATCCCGTTCCTGGGCGTCAGTTGCCAGTCGGCGCATGAACACTGCGAGGCCGATGCGGTGTACCCGCGCACGCCGGCAGACGAGTGGTGCGGAGAGTGGGTCAAGGTGTAGATGCTCACCTGGATCCGGAATCAGACGTACTTGTGGCAGACTAACCTGGCAGAACAGTGGAGGTATCTCATGGCGACGATTCAGCAGTTCGAGGATGCGATTGCGGCGATCAACACGGCGACGAACGAGGTCGCGGCGGAAGTGGCGAAGCTGAAGGACATCATCGCGGGCGGCGGCTTGCTGCCGGCGGAGGAAGCCACGGTCCTGGCCTCGCTGACGGAGATCGAAGCGAAGCTGAAGGCGATTGCGGCGCCGCCCGCGCCGCCCGCGTGATCGGAGTTCGCTGATGCCGTTCAAGAGCAAAGCCCAGAAGGGCTGGATGTACGCCAACGAGCCGGAGATGGCGGAACGCTGGGAGAAGGAAACCCCCAAGGGCAAGCTGCCGGCGAAGGCGAAGTCCAGTCTGAAGAAGGCGTCGAAGAAAGCGTGCGGCTAAGATGCCGGTCATGCTGAAGCGGGGCGCCGTCCAAACCGGCGTCCCGTGGCTCGATGCGCTCAATTCTCCGGAGCCGGAACAGGCTCCGCTCCCGCCTGATGCCTCGCTATGGCAACGTGCCAAGCGTGGCCTCTCTGACGCCATGAGCGATCCTGGCGGAGAGATCATTGGCATGGCGAACCCGATGGAGGTCGCCAGTCTCGCGCCCGTGGCGATCTCCCTGGTGCGACGTGCCGGGCCAAAGGTCTTGCGATCCAAGCTGACGATGGAGATCCCTGAAGGGATCACTGACGCCGCGCGCAAGGGGTTGGGCTACGTCCAGGATGCGCTGTATCAACTCGCGGAGTCGCATCCTCGCACGATGAGTCACTTCCGCAAGGTGACGGCGCGAGGCGCAGAGGCGAATCAGTATCTCGGCGGCGGCGGAGAGGTGGCAACGGCGCACTTCGATCCGCGCGGCCTGGAATACACCGTTCGCAACAAGGGACTCCAGCAGGCGAAGGATCGGGCCACGGCGGCGGGCGGCGCCTTTGACCTGAACTTCAACCCAGAGAAGATCGCGCAGTCTGTCACAGATCTACCAACGGCCATGCGCCTGGTGGGGCATGAAGTGGGTGGTCATGCCGTGCAGAATCTGTCGGATCCGTCTCGCGCGCACAGTGCTTACGAAGCTCTCACCAAGAGCCACGGGTATCGGAGCCGCCTCACTGGTCGGATGACGCATCCTTCGGAGATCCTGTCGGAGTCTGCGGGGTGGAAGCGTGCGGGACGAACTCCGGAATGGGGCAGCGGCGTGACACCGTTTGTCTCCAAGAGCGACTTCCGCGATGCGTCGTTGCGCCAACTCGTGACGCGCGAGAACCCCGTCGAGGAAGCGCGCCGCGCGTGGAAGGTGGCGCGCGAAGCGATTGATCGCAAGGGTGTGCCGACTGGTGGCGGGACTCCGACACGCTGATGCCCAAGATCCTCACGCCTCCAGGTGTTGAGCAACCGGATTGGTCATTCGTGACCGATCCGTCCAGCTACGATCACTGGTGGACGTTCGCCCGCCGCGCGCTCGACAACATCTCGCGGATGGATCCGATTGGATTGGGACCATCGGAACTGGCGGCGCCGGCAGCGATGGCGACGGACGCGAGTCTGGCGGCGAGTCGGCTGGCGCGTGCGCTGGCGCGCAAGCCACAGGGTATTGAATCTGGACTCAAGACGGTCGCTGGAGGGTATGCCCTGCGCTCGCCAGTGGCTGCCAAGCTCGAAGATGCGTTGGAGGTTGCGCGTCGTCGCCCAGCGGAATGGGATCTGACGCGCCGGTTCATGCCTGCCGTGGGAGGCAACCTGGACGAACTCGAAAAAGTGGCGCGCGTCTACGGCGCGACGAGTCCTGGGACGCAGTTTGTGCAGTCAGGGCAGGAGTCCGCTTCCATCCTTGGGCGCGGCGTTGACGATCTCACGCCGGAAGCGATGCACGAGATGGGCATTGGCATGGTTGGCTCCAAGCTGCCCAACGTAAAGCGGGCGTTTGCGGGTCAGCCGTTGCTGACCGGCGGGCACAAGATGAAGCCGGAAGCCCTGGCCCAGCAGATGATGGGACGGGATCAGTTGGCGCTGGATCGGTACTGGCTCCAGTTGCTCGGACTTGATCCAGCCCTGACGCTGGAACGCCAGCTTCCGCAGATTCGGGCATACATGGTCGGGAACGAAGGACGCGCCCTGTCGAACGGCGAGTTGTATCGCCGGCTGGAAGACGCGACGTTGGGCACGCTCCGTCGCATCGTCGGACGACCTTACCAACCAGGACAAACTCCAGCCGATGTGTGGGAGGGGTTGCGCGGCGCAAAAGGCGAACCCTACTACGGTGGTATCGGGGACATCTTCGAGCGCGCCGGGTTGATGGAACCTGGAGCGATGCTTGATCCCGGTCGCTGGAGGGCGGTCGCCCAAGAAGGATTGTTCCGCAAGGCAGCCAAACCGCGATGAGCCGGTTGACGCGCGCGAACGCTCAGACCAGCATTCGCATCCTCCACAACCCTTACCAGCAAGCGTTCCTCCAGGCGCGGCGGCAACGGCTGGCCGATGGCACCCGCGCGTTTCAGCGGCTCGCGTTGATCGCGGGCCGGCGCGGCGGAAAGACGTTCGTCGGCGGCATCAGTGCGGTGGAGGAGTCTGCCGTCCCGCGCACGGTTGGCTGGTGCGTGGCGCCGACGTATGGCGATCTGCACGACTACGTGATTCCCGCCGTCCTGCGGATCATGCCGCGTGAGGCGATTGAGGACTGGTCGGAGCAGCATTTCGAGTTGAAACTGAAAAACGGCAGCCTGATCCAGTTCCGGTCAGGCGAGGATCCGGAGCGGATGCGCGGTCCCTCGCTCGACTGGGCCTGGCTCGACGAGTGCCGGAAGATGCGCCAGGTCGTCTGGGATACTCTGCGCCCCGCGTTGGCGGACAAGCGTGGCGTCTCCTGGTTCACCACGTCGCCCAACGGCTTCGACTGGCTCTACCACACCGTCTACAAACGGGCGCAGCCCGGCCCGCATCAGACGCGCGGCTACTGGGCGGTGCGCTACAAGACCATCGACAACCCCGCGATTCCGAAAGAGGAAGTGGACGAGGCGCGGGCCACGATGGACCCGTTGTGGTTCAAGCAGGAGTTCGAGGCGGAGTTTGTCAGCTTCGAGGGGGCGATCTATGGCGACAAGATCGAGCAGGCGATTCTCCACAACGACAACGAGGTACGTGCCGTCCTACCGTCCTGGCCCGATCCGGATCCTCGACACCCCCTGGTGGTTGGCATGGATCCCGGCGCGGATCATCCCTTTGCGGCTGTTGCGCTGGTGGCGGCGCCGCAAGGGCTGGTGTGCATCAAGGAATATTCCAAGCGGATGGCGTCCGTCGCAGAACATGCAGTCGCTGTTCGCAGCCTCGGGGTCGGCTATGCGGACATCCGCTACGGGATCGACCGGAGCGCCGCCCAGGTCCAGATCGAACTCGCGCAACACGGCATCTCTGCGTCTGCTGCCGAAAACCAAGTCTGGGCCGGCATCCAGCGGATCCTCTCCTGGCTCAAGATCGGACGGCTGAAGATCGTCGAGTCCGCCTGCCCGTTGCTGGTGCAGCAACTGCGGTCGTATCGGTGGAAGGACACCAGCAACAAGGCGACGGGCGAGAAGGGGCGCGAAACGCCCTTCAAGCTCGACGACGATCTGTGCGATGCGTTGCGGTATGCGGTGATGACCTGGCCGGAGCTTCCGATGGAGCCGGTGCTGGTCGCCGGGCGGACAGCGGACCAGGTGCCGGATGATGCCCGCTGGGCCTGGGAACGGGAGCGGCGGCTGTCTCGGGATCCCTCTGAGCTAGAATGGTCCCCGGACAGTGTGCCCACGGGCGACATGTTCGAGTGGTGACGCGGGGTAGCTCAGAGGTAGAGCAGCGGACTCATAACCCGCCGGTCGCAGGTTCGAGTCCTGCCCCCGCACCCAATCTGGAGGCGACATGTGGGTTCCTAAGTGGGTGGTGCAGTCGTGGCAAGCGCACTCCGATCAGGGGAGCTTGCGGAGTCTGATCGCGGAGAACAATGTCCTGCGCGGCAGGAACCTGGAACTGGAGAAGCGTGCCGTGGCCGCAGAGATTACGAACGACTGGCTTCGCGCGCGATTGAACCAGGTGGAAGCGGAACGATCCATCCTGCTCTCGAAGCAGGTTGGCGTGCCGTTCGGTGCCCCCGTGATTCACACGGCGGCGCCGCCGTTCGAGGGTGAGGGCATTCCCTCCATCGGTGATGAGCTTTCCTTCGATGACATTGGCGACGAGAAGGCGCGTCAACTGGGGATGGAGCCATGAAGTGAGGCACGAAGATGTCTGACATCCCGATCACACCGGCACCGTCCGCTGGCGGAGAAGGCGATCCGGCTGGCCTCGACGACGGGATCGCTTCGCTGTTTGGCGAGCAGAAGAAAGCCGTCGATCCGTTCGGTAACGACCGGACGTTGCTCGATGTGATGGAGGAGTGCAAGAAGGAAGCCCTGGAAGGTCGCTGGGTCTTCGAGCGCAACTGGTGGCGCAACCTGCTGTACGTCCTGGGACGGCAGTGGATCTACTACGACAAGAAGCGCGGCCAGTGGTCAGACAAGCGGATGGCCCAGTGGATTCCGCGCCCCGTGACCAACAAGTTCGCGGAAGCGACGGAAGCTCTCCTGGCGATGATGTCCAGTATCAATCTCCAGGTCTACGCGCGCCCGGTCGGCACGGGCACCCCCAACGTCGCGGCGGCGGAGGTGGCGGACGAGATCGAGCCGTTCATCGGCGCGGAGCATCGGATCGAGGAGCAATGGCGACTCGCAGACTTCTGGGCGATCATCACGGGCAACTCGTTCCTTCATCCGTACTGGGATCCGCAGGCGGCGGAAGGCGAGATCCTGGTGCCCTTCGAGCAGTGCCAGGCGTGCCAGGAAGTGTCCAGCCCGCAGGAGATCATGGGCGCCGGCCAGGTCTGCCCCAAGTGCGGCTCGCCCATGCTGGGCCAAGCGTTCGATCCCACGGGCGCGATGATCGGGGAAACGCTGAACACGGGGCGCGGGCGGACGGAAGGACTGTCCCCATTCGAGGTTGCCTTTCCCACGGCGTACAAGCAGTTCGACGAACTCCCGTACTTGATCCGGATGCGCTTTCGCCCGGAACGCTGGTACAAGGACACGATGCCGGAGCTTCACAAGAAGCTGAAGTTCCAGGACGCGCCGACTGAGCGGTCCCTGCAACTGCTCCGGGCGCTGGCGAACCAAACGGACAACTCTGGCCTGCTGTCCACCTTCGGCTTCGGGGGCGCCCAGGAGCCGCATTCGTCAGGGATCCCCGAATACGAACTCTGGCTGAAGCCCACCCGTCAATTTCCTGACGGGCTGTTCTTGCGCGTGGCCGGCGAAGGCAGCGGCGCGACGGTGGTGCGTGGCGAGGGCAGCGATCCGGGTGCCCTGCCCTACCATGATCGGGCTGGCAACCCCCTGTTCAACTGGGTTCACCTCCCCTTCCACATGGTTGGCGGGCGGATCTGGGCGCGATCCCCTCTGGATCTGTGCGTCCAGAAGCAGGATCAGATCAACCAACTGGACTCCCTGATGCAACTGGGGGTCCAGCGCATGTCCAACCCGGTCTGGCTGAAGCCGAAAGGGGCGGAGATCCGCAGTTTCACGGGCGCGCCGGGCCTGGTGGTCGAGTACAACCCGCTCGCCGCCGGCGGGAACGCGAAACCGGAGAAGGTGGAAGGCTCGAACATGCCGGCCACGCTGTTCCAGCTTCGCACCCAGTACATTCAGGACTTCGAGCAGTTGGCCGGCACCCTGGACGTGCTGAAAGGCAACGCGCCGACTGGCGTGGAAGCCTTTTCGACGCTGCAACTGCTCGACGAACGTGCCCAAAGCCGGTTTTCGACCGTCTTCAA